TGCCTCTGGCGGTCTACCTAAAGTGCTGGACTTCGTTCAAGACCGTGGCGACAAGAAACACGAACTGGCGCTGATGGCTGCTAACCGTGAGCGTGAGATTGCTCTGGCAAAAGAAGGCTTTATCGCACAGGCAGCGGTGGAAGAAATCAAGACTGAGCAGATTGCAATGCAAACACAGGCTCAGGAAAAGCTGGCTATGTGGAAGCACGACATGAAGATTGGTGAGGGCGCGTCAACGTGGGTGATTAACCTGCGAGCCAGCGTCCGCCCCATCGTGACGTACATCTTTGTGCTGCTGCTGGTGGTCGTAGATGTAGCGGGAATCTGGTACGCCTACAGCACTGGTGTTCCATTTGCTATGGCGATGGACATGGTTTTTAGCGACGATGAGATGAGCATCCTGGCCGCAATCATTGCCTTTTGGTTTGGCTCCCAGGCGTTCAGTAAAAAGTGAAAATCTCTGAGGCTGGCATCCAGCTTATCAAGTCTTTCGAGGGTTGCCACAATACCCCGTATAGATGCCCTGCTGCGCTTTGGACGATTGGGTATGGTCATGTACTGTACCCAGATCAAGCGCGTCTCAAAACGCCTGAGAGAGCGTTATACGGCATAAAGGATGATCACAACAGGACTTTTGAGTATGACGAAATTGATTCGATACTTGAAAAGGATTTGGAGAGATTTGAGGCTGGCGTACTTCGACTATGTCCTGCTGCTACTGATAGCCAGTCTCAGTTTGACGCAATTGTCAGCTTTAGTTTCAACGTGGGACTAGGCAACCTTCAGTCATCAACCCTGCGGATGAAGTACAACCGCGGCGAGATTGAGGCAGCGGCAGACGAGTTTCTAAAGTGGAACAAGGCTGGCGGGAAAGTCTTAGCTGGACTGACCCGCCGTCGAGCTGCTGAGAGGGCTTTATTCTTGTCGTAAAAAAAGCCCCAATGAAGGGGCTTGCCTGTAGCTTTTCGCTGGACAAATAAGGGAAAAAACCAGCAGCAGAAGGCTAAATGGACTATGCACGGACATCATCCCCGAAATTCTTGTCTTTCTCAATCCTCCTTCTGATTGCCGACATTGGCTCTGCGTTTTGGGCGTGTACACCTCTTGGGATTTGTTTGATCTGCCCGCCCTTTGCCAGGTACTCTTTTATTTGCGCTTCCAGCTTCTCGCGCTCAGGGGTTTGAGTGTCTGATGCGCGTTCCAGATTGTGGTAGTACGTGTTGCTTCTCATCGCCCTGTACTCCCGAATCCACCAGCGCCGCGCTCCGTGGTGCTCAGTGCGTCTACCTCGACAAGCTCCACTTGCAACACCGGCATGATTACAATCTGCGCTACGGCTTGCCCTTTACGAATGTAATGCCCACCACTGCCTGCGTTGTAAGTTAAGCACAGTTTTATCTCTCCCCGATAGTCGGAATCTATTACACCAACCGAGTTAGCTAGTGCAACGCCTGCTTTACCTACGCTTGAGCGTATAGCCACCAGACCAACATGGCCCTGCGGTATCTCAATTGCGATACCAGTACCGAGCATCACTGATGCCCCGCTAGATACTAGCGTGTCTTCCTCTGCGTATAGATCAAGTCCCGCAGAACCTGATGTCCCGCGTGTCGGCGTGATCGCCGTTGTTGTCAACTTTGTGAATCTCATTTATTCGCCCTTGTAGAAAATGTGGTTGTCGATTCTAGTCGTTCGCTCCAATTCCGCTGCCCACCAAGGACGGACTCTGGTCGCGTGGTAGTGTGTAGCTCCTCCCGTGGGGTCTGGTAAAAAGTTGCCCGCTGTCAGCATCGTGACCAGCAGGGCTTGGGCGTATGCCCAGTCGTCATGGATGTCTTCCCTCTTACCATCGCACATATACGAAAACTGACACTCGCCCCTTCGATGTTCGTCCTGGGTGACTACCTCACAGGCCGTGTCCGGGTAGCCCGGTGCTGCCGTCCTGTGATAGATCACCCAAGCGACCGCTGCCTGGCCTTGTATAGGCTCTCCACGGGCTTCAAAATAGATCGCTGACGCTACGCAGAAAAGGGCGGAGATCATTGTTGGCTCCCGCCGTCTACCAACTCCGGAGCGATTGTAATCTTGCCCGCCACGGCCTGAACCAGCATCCACTCCAGCAGATCGTTGACGCGCAGCACCATCGGCGCACTTGGCTGTGTGCTGGTCGGGAAGGCTTTCTGGTCGATCAATTCTGTCAGCGTCATTTTGTAGCCCTCAGTCGCCGCCACAGGCGGGCGATCTCTTTTCTCAATTGTGGGTCGTTTGTTCCATCAAGCTGGCGATACTTCTCTCGGATTGCGTACTTCAGGAATTCTCTCATCGCAGCGCCTTTAAATCATGCTCTCTGACCCAGGCCATAAACTTGTGCCTAACGTGCTCTTGGGTGTAGCCGAAGAACACAAGGCCATCGGTGTCAAGCCTGTACCATCGTGGCTTAATCTGTCGTATCGTCATCGCTTTCTTCCTCCTGTGGTGGCTCGCAAAGCTGGCACCCGCACTCCGGGCTGTACTTGTGGGACAGGCGGTACTTCTCCGCTCTCCTGTACCACGCGCTGTTGTCTTCGTCATAATCAATGTTGTTCATGCTGCTCGCCTTACTGCGTTGATGATTTCCCGTGCCGCAATTGGAGGAACGGCATTGCCAGCCAAGTGGACGGTTAGCCGGTGGCTGTCCGGTCTTTTTGTGTCAGTCGGGAATGACATTGCGCGTAAGTTCTCGTCGGCTGTCAGCATTCGCATTCTGTCTCCATTGATTACCGCCCACCTGTCACGGGTGGTAATGGTGCCGATTGGCCTGCGTATGTCTCGCCCAATTTTTGTGTTTCCGTAGAAGCTGGTGAGAAAAACCTCGCCGTGTTCTTTGCGCCCGTTGGCGACCCGCTCCAGTGTTGACAATGCGCGGCCAGGCTTTGCTATTGCGCTCCACGCTCCAGCGGAAAGGTTGATAAACAATTCGGCTGGCACTGGATCAATTTGCGGAAAATTCAGCATGATTGGGTGTTGTGATTGAGTGCAGACAATAAACAATCGGACGCGATTCTGCGGGACACCAAGATCGGCGCAATCAACAATGTGCGGGGCGAGTTGATAGCCAAGAGCCTGCATTGCAGAGCGCCAAGCAGGGTATAGCGCCCATTGTGCAAACTCTGGGACATTTTCAATAATTGCGATTTGCGGCCTGTGATATTCGCAAGCAGAAACAACAGCCCACGCTGTCGATCTGCTTGAATCGTGCTGCGGATTGCCTGACGCCTTGCCTCTGGCTTTTGAGTGGCCTTGGCAGCACGGGGAAGCCAGCAGCATATCGTGCGCCGGAACGTCCTCCCATCGCGCTTGGTGCAGGTCTTGGCACACATGGATCGCCTGCGGGTGATTTGCTGAATGCCAAGTGACCGCTTCTTGCCAATGATTGGCAGCCCATAAAACATTTACGCCAGCCAGGCTAGCGCCCGTTGACCAGCCGCCAAGACCTGAAAATAAATCTATCGCTGTTTTCATGCTCGATTCCTCACGTTTTGAGCATACTGCACCGCCCCGCACTGCGGCAAATAACGATGCGGCCTGCCCAGATTAGTCTCTGCCTCACGGATTGCTTTTGCGAGATTCCTGCGGGAATTGCCCATGTAATGCAAAACAAAACCTTTCCACCCGTTGCTCTGCTTTGCTTGTTTCCACTCCGCATAACTTTGGGTCCAGTATTGCAGGCTGGTCTTGTTTAGCTCTCTGTCGATATTCATAGGATCACCATCGCGCCGATGATGAAGGCGCAGAGAAGGGTCAGGGTCATAGCTGTGCGCTCGCTCATTTGCTTGCACCTTCTGCCAGCATCAAGATGTATGCGGACACTGTCAGGCCCAGCTTGCGGGCTTCTTTCATGATGGCCGCGTGTTGGGCCGGGGTGACGCGGATGTTTATATTCTTGTCTTTCAATTTTGGCTCCTTGGTGGTGGCCGTCTGTGGTTGGGTTGGTTTAGTCTACAGACGATTCTCGAAAACAAGTCGCAATGAGGTCGCCACTTGGATCG